CCCCCTGCAGGAAAAGCGAAAAAGACAACTGGAAGCGTTAGGGTTTTGGGTTTACTGCATTGACAGCCCTGAGCAGATTGGAGAGATACTTGATGAAATACAGTCCTCATGACTATCAAACCTATGCGACCAATTTCATACTGGAGCATCCTATCTCGGCGATATTTCTGGATATGGGTCTTGGCAAAAGTGTTATCACCCTTACCGCTATCTTTGACCTCGCGCTTGACAGCTTCCTTATCCGCAAAGTGCTGGTTATCGCCCCGCTGCGGGTTGCCAGAGACACATGGCCCGCCGAGATTGAAAAGTGGGATCACCTGAATGGCCTGACTTACTCGGCCGCCATCGGCACTGAGCAGGAACGCAAATTAGCGCTTATGCAAAACGTCGATGTGTACCTCATCAACCGTGAAAACGTCGACTGGCTTGTAACCAAAAGCGGCCTACCATTTGACTACGATATGGTGGTGGTTGATGAGCTTTCCTCCTTTAAGGCATACGGTTCAAAACGGTTCAAGGCACTGCGCCGTGTCCGTCCGAAGGTAAAACGCATCGTGGGACTGACAGGTACTCCCTCCGGCAACGGCCTGATGGATTTATGGGCAGAAATAGGAGTTCTCGATATGGGTCAGCGGCTTGGCCGCTTCATCACCCATTACCGCAACAGCTTCTTTGCCCCGGACAAGCGCAATCAGCAGATTGTTTTTAGTTATAAACCTCTGCCCGGTGCGGAGGATGAGATATACCGCCGTATTTCCGATATCGCCATCAGCATGAAAAATACGGACTATCTCAAGATGCCGGAATGTGTGGTAAATGAGATTCCCGTGCGGCTGTCGGACAAAGAGAAAAAAGTCTACGATACCATGAAGCGAGATCTGATTCTTTCACTGGAAGGTCAAGAGATTGATGCCGGAAGCGCCGCCAGCCTGTCGAACAAGCTGCTGCAGATGGCTAATGGTGCTGTTTATACCGACGATGGCTCAGTAGTCAGTATTCATGACCGCAAGTTGGATGCTCTCGAAGATCTAATCGAAGCTGCCAATGGCAAACCGGTTCTCATCGCCTACTGGTACAAGCATGATCTGGAGCGGATACTCCAGCGCTTCCCCGCCGAGAAGCTGGACAGCCGCGATTCCATCAAGCGGTGGAATGATGGAGAAATACAACTGGCAGTGATTCATCCGGCATCCGCCGGTCACGGGCTTAACCTACAGGCGGGCGGTTCCACCCTGATATGGTTTGGGCTGACGTGGTCGTTGGAACTCTACCAGCAGACCAACGCCCGGCTCTGGCGTCAAGGGCAAAAAGACACCGTGGTCATCCACCATATCATTACCAAGGGAACGATTGACGAGCAAGTAATGAAAGCATTACGGCTCAAAGACAAAACCCAGACCGCTTTGATAGATGCAGTAAAAGCAAACCTTAAGGAGGTGGCAACATGATTGCGCTGAAATATATTAATAAGAACGCCGCTACCGTAGCCGCCATCCGCGACTACAATAATATGCGGTTTATCATCAACAACACTCCAGAGGAAATCAAAAATTTGTATGAAAAAATGAGTGTGCCTAGAACCCCTAGGCTATCCAGGATGCCGTCTGCTAGGAATCCCCAGGCCGGAGCCGACAAACTGGCAGCGCAGATTGACAAGCTGGACATCCTGCGGGAACGCTATAGCCAGGCAATAGAGTATATGGCATGGTTCGAGCCTGCCTGGTCCAGCCTGACCGATACCGAGCAGCATATTTTATCTGAATACTACATGGGCGACAATCAGAAGTCCGGCGCAACCTACCGCCTGATGAATGAACTTAATTACAGCGAAAGTCACGTGGAAAGATTACGGAGCTATGCATTGAACCACCTGCGCAGTATGCTGTTCGGATAAAGATGAGGGAATTATAAGGGAGTGTTTGCCTGAGGACCAAGTATAATATTAATATCGAAAGCTGTATCAAGAGCCTTCACGGAGTTACAACCGCGGGGGCTTTTTGTATGCCAATAACGAGGTGAACCAATGCCATACAAGCCCAAGCGGCCGTGTTCCCACCCTGGCTGTCCCAAGCTGACAGCCAGCAGGTTCTGCGAGGAGCACACCAAGGAAGAAGCAAAACGATACGAACGCTATCAGCGGGACCCAGCCGTTAAGAAACGTTACGGCAGGACTTGGAAGCGTATTCGGGATAGATATATCACGGCGCACCCACTTTGCGAGCAATGTCAAAAGGATGGACGGATCACGCCTGCCGAGGAAGTACACCATATCAAGCCGCTATCCCAAGGAGGCACCAACGATGTGGACAATCTCATGGCTCTGTGTACATCCTGCCATTCGGAGATCACTGCCCGCGAAGGCGGTCGTTGGGGGAAATGAATTTAATGTCTCACCCCCCGGGGGGTATCGAATCTCTACAACCCCTGCCCCAGAGAACGGGCGGCTCCCTTCGCGCGCAAATATTACGGTTCAAACGGGGGATTAAACCCCGCCACAGCAAGGAGGTGAGGGCTTGTGGCAAAAGACGGAACCAACAGGGGCGGACGTCGGGTCCGCGCCGGTGACAAGCCGCAGCCCCTGGCTGACAAAATCACGGCCGGAAAGGCCGTTAAAGTTTTAGAAGTCCGGGAACTGCACCCCGAGTCGATGCTGAAAGCGGACGATCTTGATGATGCGGCGGATTTATACGGAGAAGATATGCCCGCGCCCAGCGATTACCTAAGCACCAGACAAAAAGACGGTAAGCCGCTGGGCGCTGACGCTCTATATATAGAAACCTGGAAATGGCTCAAGGAGCGCGGGTGTGAGAAGTTCGTCAACCCGCGTTTGATTGAAGCCTATGCTCAGGCGTTCACGCGCTACATCCAGTGTGAGGAAGCCATCAGCACCTACGGTTTTTTAGGCAAGCATCCCACCACGGGTGGGGCGATAACCAGCCCGTTTGTGCAGATGAGCCAATCGTTTCAGAAACAGGCCAATCTCATCTGGTATGAGATTTTTGACATTGTTAAGCAGAATTGCACCACTGCCTTCGTCGGCAATCCGCAGGACGACATTATGGAAGCCCTGCTGTCGGGCAGGAAAGGACGATAAGAATGAACACAACCGAGCGTTTTGAAAAAGTTAATATCGACCGGCTGGTGCCATACGCCAGAAATGCCCGCACCCACAGCAAGGAGCAGATACTTCAGCTTCGGGCATCACTCAGGGAGTTCGGATTCGTCAACCCGGTCATCGTGGATAAAGACCTCAATGTGATAGCCGGGCATGGGCGCATTTTGGCTGCCAAGGAGGAAGGCATTACCCAGGTACCCTGCGTTTTTGCGGAGCACCTGACCGAAGCTCAGAAGCGGGCATATATCCTGGCCGACAACCGTTTGGCCTTGAACGCTGGCTGGGACGCAGAGATGCTGTCAGTAGAGATTGCCGATTTACAGGCCGCCGACTTTGACGTATCCCTTCTCGGGTTCGACGATGCGGAACTGAACCAACTGTTGGGCGGTGCCGAGGACGTAAAAGACGACGACTTCGATGTTGAAGGTGAGCTCGCCAAACCCGCCATCACCCAGCCGGGTGATCTGTGGCTTTTGGGGCAACACCGCGTTGTCTGTGGCGACAGTACCAAAGCGGAGGACTTTTCCCTGCTTATGGACGGTAAACTTGCCAACCTCGTGGTGACTGACCCCCCTTATAATGTCAACTATGAAGGCACGGCAGGCAAAATTAAAAACGACAACATGGCGGATCAAAAGTTCTACCAGTTCCTGCTGGACGCTTTTACCCTGACAGAAAAGGCCATGGCTAAGGACGCAAGTATTTATGTGTTCCATGCCGATACCGAGGGGTTTAATTTCCGTAAAGCGTTTAAAGATGCGGGATTCTATCTGTCAGGAACGTGTATTTGGAAGAAACAGTCGCTGGTCTTGGGGCGTTCACCTTACCAGTGGCAGCATGAGCCGATCCTCTTTGGATGGAAGAAAGCGGGTAAGCACACCTGGTACTCCGATCGCAAGCAGTCAACCATCTGGGAGTTTGACAAACCCAGGAAAAATACTGATCATCCGACCATGAAGCCTGTTCCGCTGGTAGCCTACCCTATCCTCAACTCCAGCATGACGGGCTGTATTGTTCTAGACCCCTTCGGTGGTTCGGGCAGTTCCCTGATCGCCTGTGAGCAGACCGGCCGGATTTGCCACACCTTGGAATTGGACGAGAAGTTCTGCGATGTTATCGTGAATAGGTATGTCGAGTTTAAGGGTTCAGATGCTGATGTTTTCCTTTTACGAGGTGGTCAAAACATACCCTTTGAAAACGCGCAAAAGCTGATGTAAAGACTTGCTATTGCACAGCTTAAGAGTGATGTATATGACTACCAAAAAGAAAGGTGGTCGATCCCATGGAATTTAAGTTTAACGTTACCGGCACCCAGCGCAAAAAGCTTGTAATGGCGATCAGTGAAATCTTGAATACCGCGCCAGAATACCAAGGCCCACCGACCTTCGCCTACGAGGTCGGCGGATACCGTATCGACAGGGCGGGAACGCTCACAGGAGCGGACAGCTGGGAATTGATCGCAGACCTTTCGGGCTTGCACAGCTTTATTCCTACAGAGGGAGCCTACGACACCGCACTGCCCGAAACCGAAGCAGTTGACGAGAACGCATCCATCCCTTGGGAAGCGGAACTTGGCGGCAGGGTAAGTCCCTACTTTGACTACGAAGAACCGCCCGCCTACGGAACTCCCGATGAAGCGGGCGATACGCTGATCATCGAAATGCCGATGGACGGATTCACAGAGGATGCCCTCTCCAACCTTGAGAAGTTAGTGGCAAGTAAGGCTACCCTCATCAAAAGAGCCATTGGAGTGGATGCCCTGCCGATAGAGCAGACGGAAACCACACTGAAATTCCCCTGGTTCTCTGGCAGCTTAACAGCAGAAGAAGTCAACGCCTATGCCCGTTTCATTGGAGCACTTTGCGCAATGGCCAAGAAACAGCAGCGGGTAACAGCCACCCAAAAGGCTTACGACAATGAGAAGTACGCCTTTCGCTGCTTCCTGCTGCGCCTGGGCTTTATCGGGCCGGAATACAAAGAGGAACGAAAAATCCTGCTCTCCAGGCTAACCGGCAGCACCGCTTTCAAAAAAGGCCATAGCAATTCGGAGGAGGTTACTGACGCATGAAACAGGTTAATCCTGAAATGTTAAAGACACTCAGGTCATATTATCCTCCAGGTACACGGGTGGAACTGGTACGCATGAATGATCCGTACACCAGACTAAAGCCCGGCGACCGGGGCACCGTATCGTTTATTGACGATACCGGCACCGTCTTTGTTGACTGGGACTCAGGCAGCCGTCTGGGGGTAGTTTTTGGCGAGGATGAGATAAGAAAACTCGATTGAATAACCAGAGGTAACCACCCCGACAAAAGCTAATATTTATGCGGGTTTCAGCCATCTATTTTGCTGAAATCCCTTGCTATATAACCCTTTCAGAGTGATATATGTACTACCGAAAAACACACCTGAAAGGAGCTTAGATAGCATGCTTAACGCCAGATTCGGAATTGAAATTGAGTTTACCGGAATTACCAGAAGCCAAGCCGCCGAGGTTGCGGCGCAGTTTTTAAACGGAAGGGTTGAAAACTGCAGGGACAGCTACGATACCAAGAAGGTACACACCCCGGATGGACGAGCCTGGAAGTTTTTGAGCGACGCCAGCATCCGCCGGGAAGTAAAGGTTAACGGCAGAAAAATAAGCGCCGAACGAGAATACAGCGTTGAACTGGTAAGCCCGATTCTTACCTACCACGAGGATATAGCAACCCTGCAGGAATTGGTCAGAAAGCTACGTAAAGCCGGAGCTTTTACCAACCCCTCCTGCGGGATACACATTCACCTGAACGGGGCCGACCATACCCCTAGGAGCATCAGGAACTTCATCAACATCATCGCCAGCAAGAACGACCTTTTTTACAAGGCCCTGCAGATAGAGCCTGAGCGGATGAGGTTTTGCAAAAAGATGGATGCCGCCCTGGTGGAAAAGATAAACACCAGAAGGCCAAAAACCATGCGGGGGCTTGAGGAACTTTGGTACGAAGGCTACTGCGAAATCCGCAGCCGCCATTACCATGAAAGCCGCTACCACTTTTTGAACCTGCACAGCTTTTGGCATGGCAACCACACAGTGGAGTTGCGGGGATTCAACAGCGAACTGCATGCGGGCAAAATTAGAAGCTACATAGTTTTAGCCCTGGCCATAAACCACCAGGCCTTGACCCAAAAGAGCGCCAGCGCCAGAAAGCCCCAGGTTGAAAACGAAAAGTTCGCCATGCGGACCTACTTAAACCGCATCGGCTTCATCGGCGAGGAGTTCAAAAACTGCCGCGAGCACCTTTGCAAACACCTGGAAGGATCGGCAGCATGGAGGTTTCAGGCGGCTTAAGCCGCCGCCGAAACTTACGATTTAGGAGGCTAACGTCAATGAATAAGAATAACAAACTTTACATCGCCTACGGTTCCAACCTGAATCTTGCGCAGATGGCTGATAGGTGCCCAACCGCCAGAGTTATTGGCTCCAGCGAGATGAAAGATTGGCGGCTACTGTTCAGGGGATCGCGGACAGGTGCAGTAGCAACGGTGGAGCATAAAAAGGGCTGCAGCGTCCCGGTTCTGGTCTGGGAGATAACGCCTGCCGACGAAGCGGCGCTCGACCGCTATGAGGGCTGGCCCTTCCACTACCGCAAGGCAACGGTCAAGGTGAAGATAAACGGCAAGACTGTCAAGGCAATGGTATATATAATGAACGATGGCAGGCCGTTGGGCCAGCCCAGCTGCTACTACTATTCGGTCATCTTAGAAGGCTATAAGGCTGCGGGCTTTAATTTAGATATCCTGCGCCGGGCGGCCATCGAATCTGTAGAAATGGAGAAAGCCAAATGAACGAGACTATACGATTGCAGATTTTAGCTATAAGGGAAAGCGGCATCACGAATATGTTTGATCTCCCCCGCGTCCAGCAGGAAGCATACACCCAAGGCTTTCATGAGTTGGTTATCTACCTTAATGACCACAAGCCCGAGTACGCCCGCTTTATTCTGACGGGCGAAGCGAATGAGAGCGAATAACTGACAACCAATAAATAAACATGAACAGAGAGCTTCTTAGGAGGCTCTTTTCTTTTGTCCGCTTTGAGAAAGGAGGCGGCAATCATACGCAAACTTAAGAAGTACAAGCCGACCGCCTTTATGGCAGCGGATTCAAAATACAGCAAGGATGCCGCCGATTATGCGGTTGCCTTTATCGAAGCCTTGTGCCACACCAAAGGCTCCTGGGCAGGGCAGTCCTTTGAACTGATCGACTGGCAGGAACAGATTATCCGTGATGTGTTCGGCATCCTAAAGCCCAACGGTTACCGCCAGTTTAACACCGCATATGTGGAAATACCTAAAAAGATGGGCAAGTCGGAACTGGCGGCGGCCATCGCTTTGCTCTTAACCTGCGGAGACAATGAAGAACGCGCCGAGGTTTATGGCTGCGCCGCCGATCGCCAGCAGGCGTCCATCGTGTTCGAGGTCGCCGCCGATATGGTGCGGATGTGTCCCGCGCTGAATAAACGTGTTAAGCTACTGGCTTCCACCAAGCGGCTTATCTACTTGCCGACCAACAGCTTTTACCAGGTTCTGTCGGCTGAAGCCTATTCAAAGCACGGTTTCAACATCCACGGCGTGGTGTTCGATGAGCTGCATACCCAGCCGAACCGGAAACTATTTGACGTAATGACTAAAGGCTCCGGTGACGCCAGGATGCAGCCGCTCTACTTTTTGATAACCACTGCGGGCGATAACGTTAACAGTATTTGCTATGAAGTGCACCAAAAAGCCAAAGACCTGCTTACCGGCCGGAGGCACGACGCGACGTTTTATCCGGTAATCTATGGAGCCGAGGAAGATGACGACTGGACTGACCCTAAAGTGTGGAAAAAAGTCAATCCATCGTTAGGTATAACCGTGGGCATCGACAAGATTAAAGCCGCATGCGAAAGTGCTAAACAGAACCCCGCTGAGGAGAACAGCTTCCGGCAGCTCAGGCTCAATCAATGGGTTAAACAGGCGGTACGCTGGATGCCCATGGAGAAATGGGACAAATGCGCTTTCAAGGTTGA